ACCAAAATTCAAACCTAGACCAACTACCATCGATTTACCCTCTATAGGCTCTCTCACACGCACCCACCACGCCCGTTTATTTTACGAAGGTAGGAAGATGCCTAATAATTTCTTAGACAAAGTTTTCTATGCGGAAGACTTTAAAGAGTGGGCAATATCAGTATCCGAAATAGATTATTCTAATTTGGGTAAAGAAGAACCAAGAATGGTTATCCCATTTTTTGATACAGAAGGAAAACTAATTGCCGCTCAAGGAAGGGCTTTGGGCAGTCATGAACTCCGATATATTACTATCAAGGTTACTGAAGACAGCCCTAAAGTTTATGGTTTGGAACGATGGAAATCAGAGGAACATACATATATTGTAGAGGGGCCAATTGATTCTATGTTTCTTCCAAATTGTCTCGCGGTTGCCGGAGGCGATCTTCAGTCAATAAAAATTGATAGAGAACGCTGTGTATTAATATTCGACAACGAACCTAGAAATGAACATACTGTTAAGAAATTGATGAAAGCCATAGATGATGGATGGTCTGTTGTTATTTGGCCTAAAGAGAAAAAGTTTAAAGATATTAATGATTTAATTATGAGTGAACTATCAACTGATGAAATTCTTGAAATGATAAATAAAAATACTATGAAGGGATTAGAAGCGGATTGGGCAGCAAGAAAGTGGAGAAATGTCCAATGAAGAAGTAAAAGTTCATGATCTTGGGTTCGTAAAATTACTTGATGTCATGGGCAATGATGAAGAAGTTGAAAATGCTGCACGTATTAGTTACGGTGAAGGAACACGAAAGACAAGTGCAACAAGAAACCTCATTCGATACTTAATGAGACATAAACACACCTCACCCTTTGAGATGTGTGAGATCAAGTTCCATTTAAAACTTCCTATATTTGTTATGCGCCAGTTAGTCCGCCATAGGACAGCAAACCTGAACGAGTACTCTGGACGGTACTCAGTCATGTCAGATGACTTTTATTTTCCAAAGGGGAAAAATCTTAAACCCCAATCATCGACAAATAAACAAGGTAGAGAAGAAGGAGAGTTAGGTAATGATACAGGCGAAATTGAATTTGAAATATTTCGGATCTTCGATGGAGCAAAGAACGCCTATCATAACCTACTAGATTGGAATCTATCGAGAGAGCTCGCAAGGATAGTGCTCCCCGTGTCGAATTATACTGAAGTAATATGGAAAACTGACCTACATAATTTTTTTCATTTTGTCAAATTGCGGGGGGATAGCCACGCACAACAAGAAATACAAGATTTTGCTCATGTAATGTATCATTTGGTTAAACCACATTTCCCATTGTGCTGTGAAGCATTTGAAGATTATATCAGAGATGCGGTTACATTTTCAAAGAAGGAAATGGAGATTATAAAAGACAATCTCAATAATATCGTTGCAACTGATAGATTGTCAGGACGAGAAGAAACGGAATTTTTAGAAAAGCTAAAATAGAAAGAAGAAATCATGCTACCTACCGAATACCAACAATTTATTCATTTATCAAGATATGCAAGATGGGATTATGACAATGGTCGAAGAGAAACATGGCACGAAACAGTAGAACGATATTTTGATTTCTTCACGAAACATTTAAAAGAAACGTGTGAATTTAGTTTAGATAATGGAGCAAGAGTTGAATTAGAAACTGCAGTTAAAGAATTAAAGATAATGCCGTCTATGAGATGTCTCATGACAGCAGGTCCTGCATTAGAAAAAGAAAATGTTGCTGGATATAATTGTGCCTACGTGAAGGTAGATCAACTCAGATCATTTGATGAAATTCTATACGTGCTGATGAATGGTACGGGTGTGGGATTTTCAGTAGAAGAAGAATATACAAATCAACTTCCAACTGTTCCAGATGAATTATATGAAACAGATACAACTATTGTAGTCGCAGACTCTAAATTAGGGTGGGCTAGGGCGTTTAAAGAACTTGTGGGATTACTTTTTGGTGGACATATACCAAAATGGGATATAAGCAAAGTTAGACCCGCAGGTGCACCATTAAAAACTTTTGGTGGCCGAGCTTCAGGTCCCGAACCTTTAGTAGACCTCTTTAATTTTATGGTTGGTACAATTAAAAGTGCATTAGGAAGAAAACTTAAACCAATAGAATGTCATGATATCGTTTGTAAAGTCGCAGAAATTGTTGTCGTGGGTGGTGTCCGCCGCTCTGCTCTTATTAGTCTTTCTAATCTCAATGATAGAGAAATGCGATTCGCCAAACACGGTGAATGGTATCAAAACAACGTACAACGCGCACTTGCAAACAACTCAGTCAACTATAAAGAAAAACCAGATGTTGGAACTTTCATGAGAGAGTGGTTATCTCTCTATGATTCCAAATCAGGAGAACGTGGTATTTACAATGGGTTAGCAAGCAAACATCATGTAAATGACCTAAATACTAGAAATAGGGATAAAAATGGCACATACATTCAACGAAGAGTGGTACGAGATGATTTCGGCACAAATCCTTGCAGCGAAATCATTTTACGATCCAGGGAATTCTGCAACTTGTCCGAAGTTGTACTCAGAAGCAACGACACTATCCAGTCTATCAAAGACAAAGTTAGACTTGCAACTATCCTTGGAACATTCCAATCTACACTCACAAGTTTCAAATATCTCTCAAGAGAGTGGAGTAAAAATTGCGAGGAAGAACGATTACTGGGAGTTTCACTTACCGGAATCATGGATTGTGCCCTAACTAATGGTACAAAAGGCAATATAGACAAAGTACTGACTGAATTACGAGAAGTAGCAGTCGAGACAAATGAGGAATACGCAGACAAATTGGGGATTAATCGCAGCGCATCAATTACATGTGTCAAACCTAGTGGTACTGTTTCTCAGCTCGTTGACTCTTCTTCTGGTATTCATGCCCGCCATAACCCCTTTTATATTAGAACTGTAAGAGCGGATAACAAAGATCCCCTGTGTAAAATGATGAAGGCTGAAGGTTTTCCGAATGAACCGGATATTAATAAACCTGAACACACAACTGTCTTTTCATTTCCACAAAAAAGCCCAAAAGGTGCAACTTGTAGAAATGATATGACTGCATGGAAGCAGTTATCACTATGGCACACTTATGCAAAAAAGTGGTGTGAGCATAAACCAAGTGTGACAGTATCCGTCAAGGAAGATGAGTGGGTCAATACGGCCGCATGGGTCTATGATAACTTTGATGATATTAGTGGTATTAGTTTTTTACCATTTAGTGACCATACTTATAGACAAGCACCGTACCAAGATTGTACTGAAAAAGAATATAACGAATTAAAAAATAAAATGCCAAAGAAAGTTAATTGGGCTACTTTGGCAGAATTTGAAACTCAAGATTACACTAATGCCAGTCAAGAGTTTGCGTGTACTTCAGAGAAAGGGTGTGAGATCGTTGATATTTCTCCAAAAGTTACACCATCATAGAAAATGAATATCAATAATCAAAGCATTTAACTGGAGTAGCCATGTCAATGGACTTTAAAGACAGATTACAAATATGGTTAGATGATGTAAAAGACAGACTTTTTAATGTCTTTGGTCGAGACAAAATAGAAAAAGAAAATCTCTACGAAACTAGGTGGGTATGGTATCATACTCTACTAGTCATAGAATTGTTCATAATAATCATTTTGTTATGGTACATTGCAATATGAAAACTTATACACCTGTATATTTTATAAAAAAGCTTTTAATATTTTTAATAATATTGATTCCTGTAAGTATATTCATTATGAATCTTACAGTAGTAAGAGCGGAAGATAATAACACAAAAGAGGGGGTAGGGGCCGAAGAACTGAATAAAGCAAGGAAGAAGTTTAAAGATGAAGGAAAGAAAAGGGGAACAGTATTTCTTAAAGTTCCTAATGATGAGTGGCCCACTCAGGTTATTTTTGATACTACAAATATATGTTATCAAGGAACTGTGAGATGGATTGCAATGGGGAATCCTAACCTTTTGAATCAGGCGCCCCCATATCCTATTGCAAGAGCAATGACAATTCATTGTTTTTGTGTACTGGATAAACTCAGGACAGAATATAGATATACGCCG